CGACAGTCGAGACATCGATGCTCATCCGGGTCGTGATCGACGAAATGATCGAGCGCTCATTTGAGAAAAAGCGTCGAAGACGGTCCGGACGATTTGAAGAGATGCCGGAGGAGTACCCTTCAGCGAACGTGGCGTGATAACGATCATCAGGCCTGTTCGTGAAGGCATTCCAGGCATGCCTCAGCGAATCGACAACTCGCAAACTGTTCACCTCCTCTCTATCAAGGGGGCTTCGACGAACATCTGGACGATCTCGGCTGCGTGCCCATCTCGGTAGATGGAGTAGTCACGAGCTTCGCCAGTGTTCATGTCCACGCTGTAGTACGGGTCCATGTCACCTTCCATCGGGTCGCCCTTCCTTGGGGCGAAGATGAGGAACAATCCGTTGAAGGTGATGATCTTCTTCGGGGTGGTGGACGAATATGACTGCTTGAAGCTCGCAAGAGCCTCCAGCTCATTAAGCATTCTTCACCCACCTTTGAAGGAACTGGGCGTCCAGAGGGACGTTGTCGAGGCGTGTGAAACCGGCTTTCCCCACCAGCGGCAGGCTCTGGGCGAACTCTTCCGGAGAAGAGAACACCCGACCCGTCTGCGTGTCGAGAATATGCACGGCTCCCTTGACGATCTCGTACGCCATGGAATGACCGCCTCCGTCAACCCAACGAACGCCTAGCTCGCCTCTCGAGCCGCTTGGCTGCTTGGCGAGATCCCTGAATATGGCCTTTGAGCCAGGTGTCAGGATCGGGTTCTCGCTGCTCACGTTCTTCGCAAGCCGAGAAATTCGCTGGATGGCCGGATCGTCGACGCCAAGCTTGATGGCCTTGGCTGCCTTCCGCATGCTGAAGTCTTTGCTCTCGGTGTCGAGAGCATTGAACAGACCGATCGCATGCTGGCCGGATCCGGTCGGAGTTCGAGTAGCTGTGACGTCGAAACCGCGTCGACGTAGCTCGTAGGCGAATGTGCATCGCCTGCAGTTGGTCGCTGAGCCGATCTTGTTCTGGTGATAGCCGGGGTTTACCCCATCGGCGATCGTCCTGAGAATGCCTGGAGGAAGATCCGGTGTCGCAAGGGACGGGTCCTTCTTGAATTCGAACTGCTTACCCGTGATCTTTCCCTTGCCTTTGTTGATCATCTGTCGAGCTTCGCCGGAGTTCACGAGTTTGTACGTGACGCCGGCAGCGACGAGGGTGCCCACTACAGCAGCACCCACGATGACCTGCTTCTGTCTCCTGCTCAGCTTCCCTTGGCGCTTGGCCTCCGCATCTTTGTCCGCCTGAGCCTTCTTCTTCTGGAGATCCGCGATCTTCCTGTTCGTGACCGACCTACCAAAGGCGCTCTGCCTCTGCTTGTTGGCCTCGAGTTGGTTGATCTGGTTCTTCAGACCAGCGGACTTCGTGTCGAACTTCTTTGCTCTGGCCTCTCGCCTAGCCTGCTTTCCTCCGCCACCGCCGTCTCTCTTCTTTCGAACTCCCCACTTCATACCTTTCACCCCGTAGTGAACGAGTTCTTCCGGAGTTCCAGGCTTGGTGGTATCGATCACTCGAAGGCCTCCTTGTTGGCCTTGTAAGCGATGTACGCGTCCATCAGAGCCGACACATTGTCGATCTTCTCATCCTGCCGTCTCTTCAGGAGCTTACGGTTCCCGTTTGTGTCCTCGAGGGTGATGGCATTACCCATCGCCCAGGACATCAGTGCTTCGTCGAACAGAAGTAGGCGCTCTTCAGCAAGGATCTTGAGCTCCCCGAGCGGTACTGACTCGGACTTCGCTCCCTGAAGCACCTTCTCTATCCCAAACGGGCCGTTTTCAGCCTCCCACCGTGCGACGAACTCTTTGGCGTTGTAAGGGTCGAAACCCAGACAACGCACGTCGTACTGGCATTGCGCAATGAACGCTTCGAGGTCTTCGTAGACCTCCATCATGTCCAGAACGCTGCCCTCCATGACGTGGAGACCGCCTTCCTTGATGAACTCCTCGTACTTCGCGCGCATGGCGCCAGGGAGCTTCATCAGGGTGAGCGAGGTGATGTAGCTCCTGGTCTTCACTCCGAACCGCTCTCGGCTGAGAGGGAACAGGAACGTGAAGGCACAAAAGTCATCGCCTTGCGACAGGTCGGCTCCGAGAGCACACGGTAGGCTCCAGAACTCTTGGGGTCGGTGTGGGATGGTGTCTTCGTAGGTGAAGAAGTACGTGTATCCCTCCATCGGGATTCCGAACCTCTTCGCCAGGATGTCGTTGCGTGAAGCAGGGGCCTTCTCAGCCCTCTCGACATCGAGGTGGTAAGTTTCGTACGAGACCGTGATGCCCAGATTCGGGTTGGCCTTGATCCACATGGAGGGATCGGCCACTTCCTCGATCTCGTCAAGCTTGTAGTGCCAGATGGAGATGTGGGGTGCGGTGTACTCGCCCTTGAGAATGTCCGCAAGTTCCATTTTGATTGTGTCACCGGAACCTGCTCGGACCGTTCCTTCAGAACTGATGGCCACGATCAAGTAGTCCTCGAGTTTCGACGCACCCTGCTCCACTGCTCCAACGACGTCCTCTCTGAGGTCGCCGGACAGCCACTCATCGATGGTAGAGACCTTTGGTCGAAGTCCCTGAAGCTTGTTGATGGACATCGGACGGATCTCGATGAGGGATCCGGTCAGGAAGTTCTCGATGCCCTTCTTGGTGGCTGCCAGTTTCACACGAAGAGCTCGAGAGCCCGTCGTGTTCTGAAGTGAGCCCTCCGTCAGGAACTTGAAGAGCGGTCCTCTGGCTCGAGTGATCGCTGTCCTGATGGGGGACATCACTTCTTCTGCCTGCTTCATCGTCGGTGCGGTTGTGATCTGGTGGGTCGTCGACGTGTCCACGTTGAGGAAGTAGCTTTGAATGAGCGACGCGTACATCGACTTGGCGGCACCTCGGGCGACGATGAGGTATTGCTTGAGGATTAGCCGCTTCTTGATCGTCTTCTTGACGTAGGTCCCACCATGATCATCTGGGCTGGGCTGATAGACGCTTCGTTCGACGAAGTAGTACCAGCCGAAGATCTGTTCCGCCCAGAGCTTGAACGAGTCCAGGAGATGAAGATCGGAGCCGTCGGTGAGGGTCAATTCGCCTTCGCAGTACCGGATGAACCCTTCGACAGCCTGATCGTCGTAGTAGATGTTCGGGTTGTCGATCAAGGAGTCGATGCGATTCATCTCCATGGAGATCTCGCGGTTCACCTTGATCTTGCCCGCCATTACGGCCTCTCGGAAACGCCCGTAGTAGATTGGAACAGCGGTGTTTGAAAGGCCCATGTCCCGGCCTTAGTTCTGCTTGGCCAGCGCGTCCAGGAAGGCGGACACGAAGCTGTTGCCCCGATCGATCGTCTGGGCTCTCTTCTCGAGATCCATCCGCTTGATGTAGGCCTGCAGCTCCTTGTTGGAGAGAGCCTGGTAACCGGACTTCTTGGCGATCTGTCCGCTCACCTTTGCTCGCTTCGCATCAGCCGACGGCGGGCGATTGAGCCCGCCCACCGCCTTGAGGCCGAGTGCCTTCCTGTTCGAGACCGTCACTCGAGAGGATGTGGCTCGCTTGCGGCGAACGCCCCACTTCATCCCCTTGACGCCGTAGTGGAGCAGACCGGTGACGGCTTCCTTCCCCAGCTCTGTGCTCATGCCGCCTCCTCCTCGTCCACGACCGGTGGGTCGGGGTCGGTCCAGCCCGTCTCTTCCCTGTGGATGTTCAGGCGCCACTCGAGTTCCTTGATCTGCTCGTCGAACGCGTTGATCAGATATGACGTCGTCGGCGGATCGAAGATCTGTCGCACACGCAAGGCCACGTAGGTCTTGACGGCGTTGTACTGGTTGTCGTCAGCCAGGAAGTCGGCCCACTCCGCGGAGTCGTCTTCGATCATGAACCCCGTGGGTGGACCGATCCCCAGCTGGGTGAGCGTGGAAAACGCGGAGTTCACGTGGGTCATCACGTCGAAGTCGAACGATGTGTCGTCCGAGGTGATGCCCAAGAGCTTCTTGATGCTTGTGAGGATACTTGTTTCCATCGACTCACCCCCTTTCAGGTTATGGGGCCGTCAACTTCTTGCAGCCCCATGGGACGCCGCCCTGGGCGGCTGTGCGTTGCTCGCTGAACGGCCTGAGAGGCCTGCCCAGCTTTGCCTCCAGCTCCTTGCGCTTGGCGTCCCGGCCGGCCTCGGACTTCCACCCGCCGTAGATCTCCTTGACGAACGCGGAGTTGTCGAGGAAATATGGCGCGTCGAAGTCACGGTCGACGAACGGTCGGAACGTGTGCTGGAAGCCCTTCTCGAGATCCTCGCGGTACCCGTTGCGGGTACGGAGATCCTCCCAGCCGCCGTAGTACATCCGCTGGCCACGGGCGAGACGAACCGCCGTGATGTCCTGCAGGAAATACCAGGTGGTGGTCCTGGGCTCGGTCTCCCCGCGCGCGGCCGCGATGACGCGGTCGATCGGGAACCCGGTGCCGCAGTCGTGATGACCGCCGCCTCGAGGGCCGAGGTCGACGTGCTCGCAGACGCCCATGCCGCTGCTCTGCGCCTGGTCCGTACTGCGCCGG